AAAATTACTAAATGATTTGTTATTAATTTTCTTTAATAAAATCCGTGTGCCCTAAAATATATGTGATAAATTATTTTTTTGTAATTAATTTAAATAATTACAGCGAATAATAATAATCTTTGGGAAGTTTATTAGCTACTAATTTACAATCGTCTTCAATCATTTTAGTAAAAGTCGAATCTTTATAATTTTTATACTGCATCGTATAGTCATTATTGATTCCTGCTTTATAATAGCAAAAACACGCTGGGACACCATTCGATGTTAAAGAAGCATTATTAATAAATAGAAACTTATAACCTAATAGTTTTAATTGTTTTATCATATAAGATACTAATGGTTTACATAATCCTTTACCTCTATGGTCTGGGTGTATATCGACGCGGGCTATATAGAGATCAAATGAACGGTTTGGAATATATTTCTCTTCTAAATACTCGTGCAGGTCTTTTTCTGTTAAAACTTCCGATACACATATACCCACTGGTTTATTTTGTATAGAAATAATTGAGACGTAATTCTTTTTAGTTATTGATGCTGTAATATCCCATATTTTTAAAGGTTTGCTAATAGTTTTTAAAATGGGTGTAGTTCTTTTTAAAATATCTATAACTCTGCTGTTATTTTGTTCAGTATGTTCTGGTAAATCGTAATATTTTAAAAATTCTTTAAATTTTAAACTCATCATAAATCTTTTGTTAGTTACATCTATCTTTCCTTCATTAGGATTAGTAATACTAGGAATAACAACTCTTTTAATTAATTGAATATGGTTGCTCTGATCCAATTCTAAAATCCATTTAAAAAATTGCTGGTCCCTTTCTACAATTTTATCATTTTTTACTAAAGTAATATAGTTCTTATCCCACATATCTCGGTAGTCTGGATTATAAAATATAAACTCAACTGGTGTATCTCTTATTATATGATTTTCTAATAAATGAACATTTTCATCAGGTTTTTTACCAGAAGTTTTATCAATATCGCTACCTCCTAATTTATTTATATAATGTTGTAATGTTTTTATACCGTTTCTATGTGAAATAGTTATGTATTTATTTGTAATAGGATTATAAATATAGTTATAAACATTCATTATAATATATACACATATAAATAAAATTCTTAATTTAAAAATAAAGTATTCTATATAATACAATGAAAACCATATTAATTGCTAATAGGGGTCTAAGTGCTATAAAATTTATTTTATCTATAAGAGATTTATATACAATAGATGAAATAAAATTAATAGGTATAGCCACTCCGGATGATATTACCTCTGATTATCGATACATCAGTCAATTAGATAAAATCCTATTTGCTGAAAATGATATATATACAAATATAGAAAATATCATTAGTCTATGTTTAAAAAATAATATTGACGCTGTATTCCCTGGATGGGGGTACCTATCAGAAAACTCTGAATTTTCCAAAAAACTTGAGGAACATAATATTATATTTATGGGACCCAGTTCACAAACAATTGATTCTTTAGGAAATAAAATTAACTCTATGAAACTCGCCGAAGAAAATAATGTTCCCCTTATAAAATGGAGCGGCTCTAACCCACTTCTTAGTTTAGACGATGTTATTAAATCAGTATATGATATCGGTATTCCTTGTATGATTAAAGAAGCCGATGGTGGAGGCGGAAAAGGTATTAGAATTATTGATACATTAGATAAGTCTATTATTGAACAAAACTATCACCAAATTATAAATGAAATGCATAAAGATATAGGAACAGTCAAATTGTTTGTGATGGAACTAATGGAAAATTGTCATCATATTGAAGTTCAACTTGTTGGCGATGGGGTTAAAACAATTCATTTGTTTGGTCGCGATTGTACATCACAGCGACGAAACCAGAAACTAATAGAAGAAGGTCCTATAACAGTTGCTCCTGATAGTATTATAAAATTATGTGAAGATAGTGCTATAAAGTTAGCGGAATCTGTTAATTATTTAGGATTAGGAACCGCAGAATTTCTGTACACCCCAAAAAATAATAAATTAACATTTTTAGAAATTAATCCGAGGCTACAGGTCGAGCATATAGTAACTGAATTATTATTAAACATAAATCTACCTACAATATTATATAAATTAACGTGTGAAAAATTTAGACTAGAACAAATATTTACAGCAAGCTTTAATTATAAGACAAACACCTATTTTAAAAAACCAAATAAACACGTTATAGCGGTTAGATTAAACGCCGAAAATGTAGAAGAAAACTTTAAACCATCTATAGGAACTGTTCGAAATTTAGAATTACCTAATGTAGTTCATTCGTGGTCATATATATCTATTCATAATGGGGGTAAAATAATAAATAGTGTTGATGCGCAGTTTGGTCATTTATTTGCAATAGGGACTTCGAGGGATAAAGCAATTAATAGGATGATTCATTTAATAAATCAAATTATTATAGACAGTGATGTTTGTAATAGTTTATTATTTTTAAAGAAAATACTAAATACAGATATATTTAGAAATAATAAACATACTACTGACTGGATACGGCACACAATGTTCAATAAGTTAAATTCTAATATCATAGATTTAGATAATACTATAAATTCTAATAGCGTAGATTTAGATAATACTATAAATTCTAATAGCGTAGATTTAGATAATACTATAAATTCTAATAGCGTAGATTTAGATAATACTATAAATTCTAATAGCGTAGATTTAGATAATACTATAAATAAAAATAATATAACAATCGACTCCCTGTATTGGATATTAGGTATGATAAATCAAGGATGGTATAGATGGATATTATATAATAATGAGTATGAAAATTTAATTAATAATGGACATATATTAGATAAAGAAACGCACAGTAAAATATCCCTAGGAATAAAAATTAACGATTATGTAATATATTGTAAAGGAACCCTATATATAGAAGAAAAAAACATAGAAAATTGGTATAGTATTAAACTTGATATTATTAATGGTACTACATATTCTATAAAATGTAAACTATTCCCATATTCTAAATCAGTCTGTTTTATTAAATTAGATGATACTTTATATCGAACACAACTTCATTGTTTTTCAGATGATTATTCCGTATTTAATCTTAATATAGGTTTACATTTCTATAAATTTTATAAATCTGTTGATCCTAATTTAATTATTTCGCCTATTACTGGAAAAATTATAACTATAAATACTAATCGTTATTTTACTAAAAATGAAACTCTAATAGAAATAGAATCTATGAAAATGGTTTTCCCTATTAATACTACTAAAGATTCAGACATAGAATTTGTAAATACGATTTGTGTAGGAGATCATATAAAAGAAGGAGATACTATAGGATTATATAAAAGTATAGATAATAATGAGCAGGGTAAAGAGCAGAAAATTAAAGAAACTATTTTTACTTCCCTTATTAATAATATTTCTTCTTACTTAGTTTCGAATGATCCAATTTCGAATGATCCAATTTCGAATGATTCCCCCATAAAATCAAAATCTATAAATAAGAAAGAAGATGAGTTTGATTTATTTAGTATGTTATCTATATTAGACTATACTAATGTATATCTATTAAATGTAAATGAACCTGGTATAGAAAAGGTATGGGATAAAGACACTTTTAAACAATTATCTTACGAGGAATTATTTAACTGTGAATCACGAAAATGTGGAGTTATTGGGTTAGTATTAGAAGGGCCTATTAAATATACAATAATATGCCATCATAAAAATTATAATAAATGCGGATTTGGACCAAATGAGCAACAATCTTTTAAAAATGCCTCTATTTATAGTCGAATTAATAAAATTCCAAGAATATATCTTTGTAAAACATATGGGGCTTATTTAGACTATGATTTAGATTTAGTAAATGATTTAATTTTTATGGATAATGGTATATATATTAAAAAATCTGTCTATGTAAAATGGAAGGATATATTAATTATAGACCATACCGGGTTAACACTTGACCCCGAAATCTACAAAATTAAAAAGATAATAAACAATTCGATTACAACACTGGATGGATGTTCCGAAATAGCCAGTGAAACATCTCTCGCATATGATACGACATTTACATTAACCTATATATATGGGTATTCTGTTGGAATCGGTGCTTATTTAGCTCGTTTGGGACATCGTGTAATACAAAAAAAAAATACGGCGATGCTTTTAACAGGATTTAGGGCTTTAAATAAATTATTAGGTCAAAACATATATAGTTCCAATAATCAATTGGGTGGTCATGAGATAATGGGTCATAATGGCATTAGTCAAAAGATAGCGTCATCTAATAGAGATGCAGCAGAACAGATTAAACTATGGTTACATTATTTGTATAATTATCCAATTCCAAAAGAATTAAATCATCATTTAATACCCGCGAATTGTTTATCAGGTTTAGAAACAATTGTAGATAATGGATTATTATTTGACACAATGCCTTTGTATGGATCTTCATTAATAACGGGAAGATGTAAAATCGATAATATTTCATTTTCTGTTATAGGTAGTAATAATATTATCACAGACACTGTTATACCAGCTGATAATGAAAATTTAAACAGTTCCAGAACTATTTTAAAAAGAGGAACAAATGTTCTATATCCCGAATCTAGTTATAAAATGGCTCAATCGATTCGTGACTCAAATAGAGAAAATATACCTCTGATTTTATGGATGAATTGGAGAGGATTTTCTGGAGGAGGCAAAGATATGTTTGATGAAATATTAAAATTTGGAAGTATGATTGTAGATGAATTACGACTATATAATCAGCCAATCTACGCCTATCTACCGCCGAATAGTCAGTTAAGAGGAGGCGCTATGGTTGTTATGAGTTCTTCTATCAATCCTAAAATAAAAATGTGGGCAGATGATACATCTAAAATAGGTATTTTAGAACCAGACGCAGCCTATGAAATTAAATATAAAAAACATATAGATTCTAATATTAATAAACAAAATATTATTAATTTAATAAATTTGTATGATTGTCCATATGATTGCTCTATACTTAAAATTATTCCTATAAATACTCTAAAAAAAAATATACTATTAGATATTGAAAATAATAAAGAGGATATATCTCTGGAAGAAATGTATACGCTTAGTAGTAATAATCGTGACAATTATATAAAACCAAAAGAATCTTCCGCTAATATTAATTCTACAAGTAATAATATGTTAAATTAATTTAAAGGTGTAAATCTGATTATTTAAATCTTATCATAAATATATATGACATTAAATACTGTAAAAGTTTTAACTGGTCCTGCTATTTTAGGGTCTATTGTATTATTTAAAAAAAAAAATAATTTAAAACAGACTTACAATTTAACAAAAAAACCTATTTATAGAAATACTATAAATAATACTACTAATAATACTAATAATACTAATAATACTAATAATACTAATAATACTGCTAATAATACTGCTAATAATTTTAACAGAACTATACCTATAAATCATAAAATTTACACTAACTACAATTCTCTAAATATTCCTAAAATAAAATATTAATGAAATAATTCTTTAATAAATAATTATTTAATGATAATGTGTTACATATTACTATGTCTTGTTTAATATGTAAAGATGAGAATGTTGACTTATGTAGAATATGTACCTGTACCGATGCGTTATTATGTAATGATTGTCTAGAATTATCACACAATAATATACAAATATGTCCTTTATGTAGAAATAATTTAAAATTTAACATACAGCGGGATTATTATAATTTTATTTTTATAATTTTATTAGAAATACTAATATCTCTAACTATTATAGTAGTTCCATTAATATATCCAATTTTATTATTATTAAATAATAATGATACTAGTTCTATAGTATTACTTTTAAGCTCCGTATATTTTGTATTATGTATAGACCCTATAAATATAAAGTTTATAAAAAAACATATTAATATAGATGATATGTATTTACACTTGTTAAAAATCGTAGGTATTATAGTTATATATTTACTTTTATTAGTTATGTCTACTGAATATAAAATTAATTTATATATAATAGGTATTTTAATACCTTTTTTTATAATACCTAATTTCATTGTTTCTTGTAGTATTAATTATAAATCAATAAATGATGTGATTGATTATAATAATAAAAAAACATTGGTAAAAACAATTAAATATTCTAATATAACTCAAACAGTTAGTGTTAATATTATATCAATTAATAACTTATAAAACCTCAAAATCGATTGCTTTATACGTTTTGTCGTTAAATTCTATACTTTTAAGAATTTTATTTGTTTTTAAACAATTAATGTTTCCAGTAACACCTCCATCGCCATATCTATCTTTTAAAAATAAAATATACGCCCCTTTTTTTAAATTTAATCTAGAATTTATTTTTTCATTTTTAGAATAAAACTGTTTATCTTTTGGGAATAATACTTTATTTGTAGTTAGGGATAATATATTCCAGGTATTCTCTTCATTGCAATATTTATCTCCAACCAATGAAACACTAATGTTACAGGTTTTATTTAAACCTAATATGGTTTCATTTATTAAATTTTTTTTAGATAAACTCAATACCGGTATCTGGGTATATTCGTTTGAGCTTAAATATAATTCGCACTGATCTATAAGTTCCTTTGCTGTAAAACTATATTTTAATACTTCCATCGATTTTAATAATCCAGCAGTTAATGCGCCCTGATATCTACCATCTATATACGCATCCGCACTTGTTTGATTATCTTTACATCCACCTAATTTAATAACATTTGGTAAATTCTCTAAACTTTTTTCCTGAATAAACCCTTTTGTAACCTGGTATTGATAGGGTAAATCACAAATAGTTCCCGAATGGCACGCATCTATTACTATAAATAGGTTACAATCAGTTGGAAGTTGTTTAACTAATATATTATATATTGTATTATCTGTTATGTAACCTTCTCGTTTATAGTCTAACGGCACGAGTACTTCATCTTGTTTGTCATTTTCTACACTATCATAATCATTTGTGAATGTTCCGTGTCCCGAATAACTAAACCATACTTCCTTAGAATTCGTTTCTTTTACTCTTTTCACTAAATTTTTTAAACTATTTAAAATATTTTGTTTTGTAGGTTTTACATGTTCATCTTCGGTTATCATCTCTATGTTTTTATTACTGTAATTACATCTAGTTTTTAAAAATTCGTGTAATCGTTTACAATCATTTATACAGCCATCTAATTTTGCCTCTCGATTACCCCGATAATTAATTCCTATTAATAAAGCGCATTTATTATTCTCTGTATTTATAAAAGGCATTTCTATATATTTAATAGAATATATTATTTATAAAACGAAATTTAATTTTGATAAATATTTTTAATTTATGATAAATAATATTTAATCTGGTATAATAGATAATATTTAATCAAGTATAATAAATTTTATTTTTTTATTTTATGTAATATGTTAAAAATTGGAGATAAAGCGCCGTTATTCTCATTACAAAATGAAACTAATAAAATTATTAAATTAGAAGATTATCTTGGAAAAAATCCTATTGTTATATTTTTTTATCCTAAAGATAATAGTTTCCTATGTACTAAACAATGTGTTGCTATATCACAAAATAATAATGAATTTTATAAATATAAAGCAGTATTATTGGGTATTTCGGTCGATAATTCTTACAGCCACGCTCAGTTTAAAATAAAAAACAATCTTAAAATGACATTACTAACAGATGTTGATAATAAAGTTCGAAAATTATACCAAGTTCCTAGTCTTTTATTTGATACTTTGCCGGGTAGAGCTACATATATAATAGATAAAAATGGATATATAACAGGCATAATAAATGAAAATTTACATATAAATAAACATGTTACTGGATCACTAGACTATTTAAAATTAATGTAATTATTAATCATTTAAAATTAATGTTATAAATAGTTTAGTAAAGTATTTAAAATTAATGTAATTATAAATTAAAATGGAGGAGGAAAAGGAAAAGGAACCTATTTCTAAAAATAATATAATAATTACATTTGGTGAAGGAATTGATATATTACGAGAATTACATCTATGGGATGATTCAAAAATTTTTATATCCGAGTTAGTTATTAGAGTTTTAGTGAAGAAATTAAAAAAATCCAATATAATAATATTAAGAATTAAAGTATTAGATAATGATAATACCTGGAATATATTGGATTTAGATGTGGTTATTAGAGATTATTTAATGAAATATCAAACTATTGATGAGCGGAAATTATTTATAGAATATGGATTTATAAATTAATGGAAATTTAAATTTTGAATAAAATTTAAATCTATAATAATATTATAGATTATGAAAGATTCGCAAGCAATTGTAGGAATAGGCTTACTCGCAAGTTTACTATTTAATAACCAAAATACTGCAGGAACTCGTATGATTCGAAATAATAAACCAAATAGACCTGGTAATAGACCTAATAACAATAGACCTAATAACAATAGACCTGATAACAATAGACCTGGTAATAGACCTAATAACAATAGACCTGGTAATAGACCTAATAACAATCACTCTAATTTTTTCAATACAACTCATCCTAA